CAGACCGGGGCGTCCGCTTAACTTGGTGGTTAAATCAGAAAAATCTCTCGTGCGAGAACCTAGGCTTGCAGAGCTAAATTCTGGAACCGCCTCGCTATAGGCTGCAAGGGCTCGGCTTAGGTCTTTGGGATCTCCGGAATCCCAGCTTACATAAGCGCTCCCTTCTGGGAACGCTATATCTTTGCTGCGAGGGTATTTTCTCTTTGCCACTATTTTCTCCAGTGAGTATTAAACTCCAGAACAATACCTATTATCCTTACACCAATGGTTAATGTTTTCTGCGTATTGCAAAACACGTATTATCATTGATGCCCTTGGCCCACTCGGGCCCCATATACATTTCCTTATTGTCGTTTCCTTTTCCTGTTTGTCCCGCAATTCTCCCTATAGACTGATAGGTGGGTGGAGGAAGCTCCCTATATATTGTTCTAGCTATCATGTTTGCAATAACTAAAGCGCTATACCTGTCCTTTCTCATTCTCCCCTTCTTTCCTGTGGCCAGTTTTACTTCTGGAGTGTCCCACCTTTCACGCCCCGAAGGGGTTGAGCTTATCACAATGTTTGACAACTCATCCTTAAGTTCTTCAATCTCCATAACCGCATCCTCTAGGGTATCATAGAGTCGCAGGGCATCTGTTTCTCCAGTTTTTTGTTTGATTTCATTAAAAAATATTTTATCTTTCTCTGTCATAAGACTCAATGTTAGGGTGTCAAACCTCGGAAACAGCAAAACCTTATCTTCTAGATCTTTGCGTAGTCCATGATTAGCTTGAGCTGTCCAAGTGGCACTGGCAAAATTAATAAGCTCTAAAATATGGTCTCCAGCTAGGTCATCTGTATCTTTAGACTTTCCCTCTTCAATTATTTCATATATTGGTCTTTCTCCCTCTCGTAACTTGTCTAAGTCCCTTAAGGATTCTGCAATCGTATATCCTCCTCCTTGGGAGTCGATCCCAATACGAGGACATGGAAAAACTTTTAGTAAGTCACGAATCTTTCTTGAACAGAAACTATAATAGTCATGACTGTCAGTCAGTCCAAACTTTTGTCTTCCTTGAAAGTCTTTTTTATTTGTACTCCATGAATAGACGATTCTTTGATGCTCTGCCTTAAGCTCTAAAACAACAATGGCAAAATTGTCTTGTTCGGACGCCGGATCTATTCCCATAACATACGAAACACCGGGAGAGCCCCCCGTTACAGGATCAAAGGGCATCGGACACCATATTGGCCAACCATTTTTATCGCAATTCTCATCTGTCGCTACGCATGAGTGAATAAGGCTTCTTTTGAAAAATCCTTGGCTATCGGAAGTAAAACATGCCCCATATTCCATTTGATAAATTCCATTGTGCATGGTGGCTCGGGCTCTAGCTACCTGCTGATCGTCCATAAACCCTTCCGGAATTAATTCGTAGGGAATTCTTATAACGGAAAAACTTTTCCAGTTGAGCCTTTTCATATACTCTGGAACGTCATCTGGGTCTTCTCCCATCTCTTCTGCAACCTTTTTAAAATTCCCTTTATTCTGAATAGTTGATTTATATTTTTTCCAGTAGGAAGCATATGGCTCGAATTCATATCCAGCAGTTCCAGAAATAATAGATTGGTTTGCTCTTCTTTCTTGATACGCATCCTCAAATCTTTCTTCCCAAATGCCTTCTTGCTGCATCTTTTTTCGACGAGCAGCCTCTTTTACATTTTTAGTTGGGTCGCTGGAAACAGCCGTAAAACCGGCAACAACAGTTTCATAAATATGGGTGGGAATGCTGTTAAATTCATCGGCAATAATCGTATGCGCGCGCAAACCACGAATTTTAGTTCCATCCCCAAGAGGAACTGCCATTGCCCAGCTATCGTTAATCCTCATTGTGCATCTGTCAACATCTCTACGTGGGCCACTATTGTCGGCGCACAGACTTTGCAATATGGGAGCGTTACGCCAAACGCTGTCCATATATTCAAAGATAACCTTTGATTGCCTAAAGGCAGCCCCCACTATAACTATTTTAGTCTCTGGGATCAACAGGCATCTCAAAAGAGCGTACACGGCAAGAAGAAAAGACTTTCCAAAGCCACGGCTTGCCGTATACATTGGGAAAGATCGTATCCAAAGCTCTCTAAGTATCGCTGTTTGGACAGGTAGTAAATCTACATTTAAAAGCTTTTTGACTGTCCAGTGGAAATAGGCGGGGTCTTTCATCAGGCTTAATACGTGAAGATGTAGATTCTCCCTTTCTTTGGGGGAAAGGTTGGAAAGGGGGGTTCCTATACCTTTAACGTCGGAGGACGTTAGGCCCAGCCAAGCGTTTTCTACAGAATCAACATCAAAGGTGAAGCTCATGTGTTTTTCTCATAATCATAAAGGCCATTTCTTCAGCTCTTTTTTTATCTCCACAGGCAATAACATGTACACCGTATTGAAGTTGTGCGGTAGAGATAACCCGAAGCATGTACTTTCCTTTTATTCGCAGGCTTGGCCAGCGGGCAATCGGTATGCTAGATCCCTTGGGGTAGTTTTCTATTTCGTGCCAACCGAACTCAAGAAGAAGAAAGGGGTGTTGAAAAGAGGACATCCTTTCAAGCTCCTTGTGAAATCTCTTTTCTCCACAGTTTTTTGCAAACTCCGCCACACTTTCCTTTCTCTCAATGCAGAGGAGGTGCTCCATGTCTTGGATTGTATAGTCTCCAATTTCTACTTTTGTTACGAGAGTTCCTGCACAGTAGGCGTTTTCATCGAACCACCACCCGTGATCTTTCTTTTCTCTCGTATCTCTAATTACAGTAAATCTAGTCATTTTTATCGTCGGGTTCTTTTAGTTTGTTCAGCATTTGCCACTCTAGCAGTTTAATAAAAAATTCTGAGTAAATCTCTTCGTTGCCAGTAATTCTTTTGTGACATTTCTTGCACAGTGTTATGCCGTTTGACACATCGAACCTAAGAGATGGGAAGGCGGACCATTTGCGTATATGGTGGATTTCTAGAGATTTTGTTGCCCCACAAGCGGGCCATTGGCATTTGTTTTCGTCTCTGCTTTTTACTTCTTTTCTAAACTTTGCGTAGGCCGGGCTCTTCATGTCCCGCGAAAGACTGTTCCTTCTTCGAAAATTTTTAGGATATCGTCTGCGGCTCGATCTCCGTTTTTTCCGGCTGTTCATTGTTGATGTCGCTTTCTAGCATTTTGTGTACAAGATCTGTAAAGCTAACTTTTCGTTTCCATCCCAGCTTGTCTTCTGCTTTGGTCGGGCTTCCTCTCAAATATTCGACTTCTGCGGGCCTATAGAATTCCGGGTCAATAACAAAATAATCTTCATAATTCCCTATGCCTATATAATTAAAGGCCTCAATAAGAAACTCTCGAACACTATATGTTTCTCCTGTCGCTATAACATAATCCTCTGGTTCTTCTTGCTGCACCATTAGCCACATGGCATTAACATAGTCTTCTGCATGACCCCAGTCTCTATACGCATCTATATTTCCTAATCTAAGCTTTGGAAATGAGGGTGTTGCCATCATGTCTATATACATACGTTCTGTAGGAATGCTTATAGTATCTTCGCTAATTATAAATCGGGGAATTTTTTCTTGTTCGTGCTTGCTAAGTGGACGTAGGGTGCTTCTTTCTTCCCATCTTAAAAAATCTCCAATCCACTTGGTAATCTTCCTTGTTACAAAGTGCTCCCCTCTTCGTTCACTTTCGTGATTAAAAAGTATTCCGCAGCACCCAAACAATCCATAGCCTTCTCTATAGATTCTCACAAGATGGTGAGAAGCTAGCTTCGCAGCAGCATACGGACTCTGAGGCTGAAAAACTGTGTCTTCATCTTGAAATTTGACTATAGAAGAGTCGTCTTCTCTCGTATAGGTGTCACAATTCTTTCCAAACATTTCTGATGTAGACGCTTGGTAAAATCGTGTTTTTGGAGAAAACATCCTGATCGCTTCTAATATATTAATTACCCCAATGGTATTCACTTGAAATGTGTAGTCCGCTTGATCGAAAGAAGTTTGGACGTGAGATTGAGCTGCAAGATTATAAATCTCGTCAGGCTTGTGCTTCTCAATCACGGAATATACCGATCCGGAGTCCGATATTTCACATTCCACAATTGAAAAATCATTTGAACCAATGTGGCTTATCCTATCTTCTGTATTGGTGCTAGTTCTCCTCTTTAAACCGACTACCTCATATCCCTTTGACAAAAGTAACTCCGCTAGATAAGATCCGTCTTGTCCAGTAATTCCGGTTATGATCGCCTTCTTTTTCATTATTCCTCATCCTTTATAGTGTCGGCATTTAAAAACGGTTGATCCAAAGTTCCATCTTCGTATTTATGATAATCCGATAAGTCCTCAACTGCTTTATTAGCAGCTATTCTATGGATTTCCATGTTTATTCCTTCACGCTTACGAACCTCAGCATCATCAAGCTGTTTTAACCAAGCTGAGAAGTTTGTCTTTGCGTCTTCCGTATTACGCTTACGTTGTTCCCTAGTACCCTTCAAATCCTTAAGCAATCGCTCCTTCTTCGTTAGAAGTTTTTCATGTTCATTAATATATGCAGATTTAGAAGCATACGCAGCGCCAAGTTGCGTTTGGAAACTTGCAATTGCCTGAGTGTCTTGCATTGGAGTAGGTTTATTAATTTCATCGTCAATAAGCTTATTTAATCTTTCAATATTAGACATGACCTGTTGGCGATCTTCCATTCCCCGATTAATAAGAACTTCTGTTCGGATAACCTCTAAGATCTGCATTTCTTCTGTATGCGTAACATCTTCACCAAATTGTTTAAAGTAATCAATCCACTGATGTTCAAAGAAAATAATTTCGGGATCGCTAAATTGTTTCTTTAGTTCAAAGTAATAGTATCGGCCTCGCAGATGAACGAGAAGATGTTCATCGTCCGTCATATTCCGTGCCTTAAGATTTTCCTTGTCAATGAACTTTTGGATGGGAACTGAGGTCCTATTAAGATGACGTGCGATCTCTTCCACAGAAAGGTCAAAGCAATTCTGTCGTATGTAGTTCATTTCCCCTTTTGAGAGCTTACCACGTTTCCGGGTCAATATTATTCTCCTTTAGTATTTCTCCTATCACATCCAAGACTTTTTGACGCCTAACTTTAGAAATTTTTAGATTATGAGTAAGCCTAATCCAGTCTTCCCTAAGACAAACCGGAATCTCTTCATCTAGAAGGCTGAAAATGTTTCTGTTAAAAACGACATCTGATGCGTCTACGTGTTCTGGTCGTTCAAATATTGGGCTATAAGAACTCATTAAGTTCCTCTTTGATGCATTACGGTCAATCCACCCCTTGTATAGTCCACAGTCCATTAAGTTTTCAAATTTTGTGCATCCATTTTTGGATTTCTTGCACTGGGGATCGTAAGCGTTTAACGGACAATGCTCACAAGGTTTCTCTGGCCTACCATAATTATTCCTTTTGAAATTGTATAACCTATTCCTAACGTGAATCCATAAAAAATTCTCAAGAGGACGAATACCATCCCAAGCATTCATACCTTCCCATGCAAATAAGGAGGCTTGCTGTCGCATGTCCTCATTGGTGTGGTAGCCAAACTTGAACTTTGGTCCAAGTCTAGAAGCTATCTTGTCGATAATTTCAATTATCTCTTGTTCCGATAAACTTGTCATTTCCCTCCGCGTGAGCGGCTTCTGCCTCCATGTTATCTATTTCTGCAATGAAATCCTGAAGGATAAGAACAGCATACCCGGAAAAGGCATCAATGCTTATCTCAACAGAATGAATTCCATCAACTGCTTCTCCAGTCTCGGCATTAACGATCTTTGTCTCTGTCGGGTCCCCGCTATAAATAATCTTAAGTTTCATTGTTTTCCTCTGGGTAAACACCACTTTCTTGAATTAAATTGGCAATTGACTTTTCCTCTTTCTCTTCCTCAAGCTCAGCACGAACCTCTTCTTCAAGCTCCTCCGACGCTTTGACGTTAAGCTCAGATTCTACAAATTTCGGTTTAGCCTTTTTTTTACTAGTCTTTTTGACTGCTTTAGTAGTCTTTTTTTTACTAGTCTTTTTGGCTGCCTTTAAGAAGCTGGGGTGGAGCGGGGAACCGGTCCTCGCCGAGTGAGAGTTTGTAAATTTTGAATCTTTCATTATGATCTCCAGTTTTAATAAACACAACTGGTGTCCTTGTGACTACAATATTATATACACGAATCACCAGTTTTTGAGGGGTTAGATAAATTATTTTCAATGGTTAGAAATATTAGGCTGCTACAAAGGGAAGATGTCTCTCCGGATTCAGAATTCTTTCCTATACTGAATCAGCTTAGTAAGACTACAGACTATCATAATTTGCCTTTTGAGTGGCTATGGGATACATATGACAATAATAAAAACATGCATGTTCTGGTAGCAGAAAAGTACGGAAAAATAATAGGAACGGGATCTGTTTTGATTGAACAAAAATTCCTACGGGGTGGAGGCAGGGTAGGGCACGTAGAAGACGTGGTGGTTGATAACCGGTCGAGGGAAAAGGGAACGGGAAGGGCTATTATTGATTCTCTTGTAGAGATAGCAAAAGAGGAGGGGTGCTATAAGGTAATATTAAATTGTAGCAACGAGAATGTCCCCTTCTATGTCAAGTGTGGCTTCAGACTGACTGAAAATGAAATGAGGTTAGATTTATAATGAATATTAAATGGACGCAAGAAGAAAAGGAATTCATTCGAGAAAATGCTGCGTTTATGAAGGATCGGGAGTTGGCGCAGAAGCTTACTGATAAAAGCGGGCGTCGCGTGACTGTTGATGCCTTAAGGAAAGTGCGACAGAAGTTGGGAATAAAGAAGAGGCACGGGCGAGGAATTTGTGCCTTGGTGTATTCCCCTATAGAAGAAGAAATACCGGAACTCTCGGATTGGGAGAATGAGGGTGGCCCTTCCCAAACAGTACCAGATCGATCAGGTGGAATACCTGATTCGTAAAATTGAGCGCGGCATTAAAGTGCTATATACTCAGGGTGGCGAATTTAACAAAGTTATAGAGTACGGGGAAAGAAGAGAGAAGCTAAAGGATAGGCTAGAAGAGCTAACGCAAGAAAGATATTTCTCTTGTGGTCGGTGGAAGGTGTTGCACAAGGGGCGTCGAATTCCAAAGTCTCCGGAGTGGCCATTATGAGAAAAGACTCAAAAAAAAGAAGCGTGCTAAAAACGCTATCTTGGAGGGTAATAGCCACCTCAATAGGAATGGGGCTGATTTACTTTTGCACCGGGGAGGCTGGGTTTAGCGTGGCGTTTGGAGTGGCTGATTTTGTGATCAAGTCGGCTGCATATTATCTGCATGAACGGGCATGGACCTAGACCAAACGAAAGCGTCCCCTATCCTCCACTATAGGAAAAGTACATGAAGGAAATAACTTCTGAAGATTTGACTCGCCGTTATCCTTATGGGACTAAGGTTAAAAAATGCTGCGGCGTCTACGCTATTGTCAATCAGACTAATGGCAAGGCCTATATCGGGGCTTCCCACAATATATACAAAAGGAACAGATCTCATAACGGTCATTTGTCTAGTAGGAATCACAGCAACAGCTCTCTTCAAGAAGATTACAATAAAGGCCACTCTTTTAAACATTACATTGTCTGTGAATGTCCAGAGGGAGAGGAGCTACAAAGGGAGAAGGAAGTTCTAGGCTCAT